GATAAGAAAACAATTAAAAAGAAGATTGGGAGAAGCCCAGACAAGTTTGCTTCTTTAATGCAATGTTTCTTTGAGCCTGCGATTCCTCATATAAGAGTAATATGATAAAAAATATTTTTAAACTACTTTACAATATTTTTTATATATTTGCAACAAAAAATTTGGCTCAAAATTATTATTTTTTTTCTGCAAAATTAGAAGAAATATTTCCAAAAGGTCTTTTATTAATTCATGATGGGATAGAATTTTATATTAAAGACTATTCCTCATCACCAGATTTTATTTTAAGAGAATTAGAACCAGAAGAAAATAAATTGTATATTATTACAGAATATTTTGATACAGAAAAAAAAGAGTTTATTGAAAAATATTTTCATGAAGACTTTTTTAAAAATAGGTATAAAGTTTATCTTGAAGCTTCTCAAGGAAATAAATAATGATAGACCCTTTTAAATATGAAATTGAAATGAGAGCTGCTAGAGTTGGAAGAAAAAGAACGTCATTGCCATGGCTTTACCCATGGCAATATGGCAGAGAGTTGTACCCAGAAGATGATTTTAATGCGATGGTGAATTCTTATAAGTCTTGGGTATATATTGCAAGTTCTAAAAATGCTGATAGTGTAGCAAATATTCCTCTTAGACTTTATGTGGCAAAAAATAAGAAAGGCCAAAAAATAAAAAATTTTCCTACGAGAAATATTTCAAAATCTCAAGACGCTTTTATTAGGGAAAATCCATTTCTATCAAATATAACTTCTGTTAGAAAAGCTAGCGAATTTGAAGAAGTTCTTGATCATCCATTTCTTGATTTGAAAAAAAATGTAAACAATTTCATGAATAATTTTGACCTGATGCAAATGACGCAGTTGTATCAGGAACTTACTGGAAATACATTCTGGCATATTCTTGAAGACAGAATGGGTATCCCAAAAGAAATTTGGATTATTCCGCCACAAAATTGTAAAGTTGTTCCAGATAGTAAAAGTTTTATTTCTGGTTATCAATATCAAAAAGGAACACAGTCTATAGATTTAAAAGAAAAAGCTGTGATTCATTTTAAAATGCCAAATCCAAAATCTGTTTATTATGGGTTCCCTCCTTTTTCTTCTATTACTGAAGAATATTCATTAAACCATTCTATAAATGAATATGAAGAAGCAATGTTCAAAAATCAAGGAACATTGTCAGGGACATTTGAAACAGATAGTGAACTAGGAGATCATGAATTTGAAAGATTAAAGGCTGAAATTAAACAAGCGTTTACTGGCCCTAAAAATGCGGGGAAAATGCCATTACTTGATAGTGGTTTAAAATTTAAACCAGTTGGAACTTCGCCTAAAGAAATGTCTTATCTTGGTGGCAGAGAAAAGATAAGAGAGTTGATTTTAAACGCTTTTGGACAAGCACTAGGTATGTATAGTAAAGAAGCGAACAGAGCGAATGTAGACGCTGCTATATATCAATATATGAGTTTTACAATCCAACCGAGATTGAGAAGAATTGAAGAAAAGTTAAATGAAAAATTGATTTGGCGATATGATGAAAAATTGTTTCTAGCATATGATAATTGCGTTCCTGACTCAAGAGAAGAATTGTTAAATGAAAGAATTAAACATGTTCAAACAGGAATTGAATCAATTAATGAAGTTAGAACAGGATTGGGTAAGGAAAAATTTGATAAAAGATTTGATGAACCATTAATTGCGGTCAACATGACAACTATGGATGGCGTTTTATCTAATATAGCTCAAGGTACTGGCGCTGGAAATATAATTGATAATCCTAAAAAATTAGCTGTTCTGCAAAATTAACAATAGTTGGAGGATAAGATGGTTAAAAGATTGGTTTTTTTGTTTTTGTTTTTATTTGTCCCAATTAATGTTTATTGTGCAGAACTTGTAACATTTTCTGTATCAAAAAGTACAATGTCTGGGTTAAGAACACTAACAATAGAGTATGAAACTGCTGCTGATGGGTCTTTATCTACTGCGACACGGATTTCTGTAAGTAGATATTATGGATTTATTTTAAAGATAAGGCATATACCCGGCTCTACTCCTGTAACGACTGGTGTTGCTGATATAACATTAAAAGATGATGCTGGAGTAGATGTATTTGGGACTGCTTTATCTAATATAGATACGAGTGATACTATTGAAAAATATTCAATGATTGACAGTAATAACGCTAATTATCCAATTGGAAGCCCAACTACATTACAACTTGATATTGCGTCAAATAGTGGTGTTAGTGCTACTGGGACAATTATTATTACTTTGCTTTAATATATGAACTTTTGGGTTGATAATATTATGAATCTTGACGGCGAATGGGCAGTGACCTGTCACGGCTGGGCAAGCATTTTCAACCCGCTTGGCGACCACAAGATCATCAAGGACGGCGAGGGATTCAACCGGGCCGTGGGGATTGAGGGGGCGCATTTCTACGTGAGCACGAACGGGGAAAAATACTGCCTTGACTATAACCACCCGAAAAACCATGAATTTTTCTGTGACATTATCGATGTTGTTGAAGAGCAGGATGACGGCACATTCAGGGGTATTTTGTACAAAGGCGGGATTGAAAGATTTGAGTTCACGTTAACGAGGGTAAAATGATCAAGAAAATTCTAGCCCTGCTTCTGTCCCTCATGTTGGCCATGCCGTCCGTGGCGGGGGCGAAGGGCGTCTACATTGCTGGGGCAACTCAAGGCGATGATTCAGGTACAAGTTGTGCTACTGCCCATGATGAGTCTTGGTTTTCCGCGCAAGATAACTGGGGAACAGACGCCGCGGATATGACCCCGGGTGATACAATTTACTTTTGCGACGATGCTGGCCCCATTGACGGGCAGCTTATCGTCAGGGCCACCGGCACATCGGATGCGCTGTATTATTTTGCGCCAGCTTTTGGGGATGCACCGGTTTTGTCTTACTCCGCAACGCAAGGATTTCTTTTTGGGGTAGCTGGTAGAGGGTGCTATCAAATTGACGGCCTCGGCACTCTGACGTTTGCGGGCGGCGCCGCTCTCGGGCGCATAGTGTACTTTTTCGGGCAACATGATGTTGAAGTGAAGAATATTATTTGCGATTCGGACACATCCCAGACATGCCTTGATATCTACACGTCAACCGCTGATTCCTACAACATAAATTTTCACCACAATGATTTTCGCAGCAATGGGACAATGGAAGGGATCAGGATGGCGCAGGCGGGAGCAAATGCGAAACACCCGTATAATATCTCCATTACCGATAACATTGGCGACTACCTCAAAAATTTCATATTCGGCACCGCTGACGCAGATGTCTGGAGCGGAGGGCATAGAGTCGAAGGATTGACTGTTGCGAGGAATGATGTTGACCACACACGGGGACCGTTTATGGGTCTTCCTGGTGGCATCAACGGTGCAACTTTAGCCAGCACAATAGAGGATAATCATGTAGGACAATGTGGTGACTCGGACTACCCAATGGTAAATTGCCTTCAGCTCCATTGGATTAACGAGGTTGACGTAATCGATAACAGGATTGATAGTGTTGACACGGCAAGTTGCGACGGATGTGGCATTATCTTGGATTGGTCGAACACCGATGACACACTGTTGTCAACAGGCAATTATGTCGCCAGAAATATTATTAAAAACACCAACGCGGCTTGCGGGGGGCGGGGCATAAGCATTTTCAAAGGAACTGGAAACCTTGTAGAGCATAATCTCGTAAGTGGTTCAAGCGGCATGGGGTTGAGGAACGCTAGCAACGAGAGTAGTGGGAATCGATGGATTGGCAACACTGTTATTTCCCCAAATGTTTGCTTTAGTCAAGCTGACGGTGACAACATAGGCAATACCACTACGTGGATTAATAACCTCTGTGACAGCCCGACAAGCAAAGGGTTTGAAACAAGCGCGGGATCTGTCGCTGTGGAGCACGACAACCTTGTTTACAATGCACCTGACAATGACATAACGCTCGACGCCACCGACTTAACCGACAATCCCCTCCTCGACACTCAAGGCCGTCCCCGCCTCAAATCGCTCTTTGACGCCGGCACCGCCCACGACAATATCTATTGCGGGTCTGGCGAGCCAATCGGCGCATACGAGTTGTGCAAAGGCATGACAATGCCGCCGCCCCTGTGGTTTCTGGGGACACCTGACAGTTATTCGTTGGGTGGGGGTAGATTGCATATCGAGCTAGTAACTTTTGGTGGTGAATCAGCAACTTTCGGCGGTGAAACCGCTACATGGTAAGGAGATGACAAATGAATAAAATTCTATTGATAGCGGCACTTGTTCTGCTGATTCCCTGGAAAGCCTTAGCGGTTGAGCTTGACGCTGACAACAACGGCTATCAGGACGCCAATAAGGGCGGCACGAACGCGGCAACAGAGCAAGATCCAACCGTGGACACCTCGGCAGAGATTCAGGCATTGATCGGCGAGGATGTATATGCGCCGTTTGCATTAACCGTGTCTGGGATAACCAACATGACACCGTCCGCAACCGAGCTTACAGCCACATCTGATGGCGATACAGCCGCAACAGCCACCACGCTTGTCGATGCTGACCGGGCCGTAGTAAACGACAACGGCACGATGGTGCAGGTTGCCCTGACTGACTTTGCAACTTACATGGCGACGAAGGTGCAGGGCTGGATTGAGGCACTTGCAACACTGGATCTTTCAAATGTCGCAGTCTCTTTTTCTAATGACATGGTCGTCGAAAGCAGCGGAACAATCAACGGCCATACGAAAAGCTTTTCTTTGACCACCACCGAGGGCGTGCATGATGGTGGTGCCGATGCTGCTTTTATGACCGATTCCAGCGAGTCACTGCCGGTTGACGGCTGCATAGGCATGACGGTTTACAACGTAACCGATGGGTCAGTCGCGCCGGTTATAGATAATGCAGGCACGACTTTGGTCGGTACTTTGACAGGTGGAACCGATAATAACTGGGACGATGGGGACGTATGGAAGCTTGCCCCCGGTCCTCTTCAGTCTGGATCGTGGTGGTACATCAATGCGGCCACAACAATACTCTGGCCGGCGATCGCTGACTATTCAGGGTGTGTCTATTCTGACGGTGCCAATGTTGTGAAGATTGACCCTCAATCTGACGGCATGACAATTTACCTGGATGGTGCCGCTCTTGCCGGAGCTGGGTACGAACTTGACAGCCCCGGAGCAGCTGGGAATTTTATCTGCATCCACAACCGGTCAACCACGAAGGCCAATACCAATGGCCGCAGCGGAACCTGGGTTGATGGGGGTGCTTCATGATAAAGCGGTTTTTATTTCTTGCACTTCTTCTCGCACCGTTTCAGGCCTTTGCCTGGGGTCCGGGCGGGGAAAACAATGTAAATGAGACTGCCACTGCCGGAGACTCCTGTACCGGGACACTGATCCACTCCTGGCACATGGAGACGGATGACGTAACAACCGGAACTCCTGCCGGGTGCTCGACGGAAGATACATCTCCCACTTATCAGAGTGGCGCAGCAAGAACGACCGATCAATTCTATGACGGCGCATCAGCAATCCATGGTGATGGGGCAAGCTCCAGGGCCGAGTTTACAACTGCAACTGATCTTGTTTCAGACGGGAAAATTTCTGGCAGGTGTTATGTTGGCACTGGGATGTATGCTGATGCGCAGTACATATGGTACAACGTTTTGGATACATCAAACCGGGTATTTTTGTCTTTTGCATCGCTAGGTGATGCCGCTGATATCCTTCTTTTGCTCACACATACCGGGGGCGGTACAGCGGATACAGTAAACATCCCTGCCAGCAGTGGCCGTGCGGAAGGCGAGTGGTTTTATTTTGAAGCTGGGTGGATAGAAGAGACGGCGGCAGGAAATGACATGTATGTAAAAACTTGTGACGCTGACGGCACAACCAACTGTGTTACTGCGGAAGCAGACAACGACCCTGCCGCGTCTACTGGTTCTAACACCGTGTTTGCATGGGGCGGGGCTAGCGCTACAGTTTTAACCTCTGATGGATATATTGACAACGGGAAGGTGTATAATGCAAGTGGCTATTAAGTTTTTGCTTTTCATCATATTGGCCTTGCCGGTCCAGGCTGTGGCTGATTGGCAGTCAGATCTTGAAGGTGCCGGTTTTGATATTGTAGAGACTTTCGACCAGCTTAATGACTGGAGTGGAACATCAACAGGAGTTGGGTATTATTTTAATAATTTGCCAACTAAATCAGCAGATAATTCAGCTTCAATCTGGAACATGTATTATTACCAGTCAAGCACCGATAGCACCTATGATTGGATTGCAAATCATGGGGCAGCAAATGTTTGGCAGGGCACAGGTAAGTCGTTACGGCTTGATCTATCCCAACAAGGCACGGTTGACCACAAAGGACCTTCCAGGTTCGGCTTGTACTTCACGCTTGGTGATGGGTATGCAACATCAGGGACCATAGATTCTGGTTATGATGACATTTATATTTTCTATATGGTGAAGATGCCCTACAACCATTTCCCTTACAGGGATGAAAGCGGAAATTTCACCGGGTATTGGAGTTATTACAAATTTAACACTCTTGTGGCTGGGGCATACTCAGCCAGTTCAATATATGACGAATACGCTCAGGCAGATGGGCAAGGCCAGGTTTATGGGCAATCACATTATTTGCCGGACATAAAAACAGGAGCAACCTACGGGTATGAGTTATTTTTCAAACCAGGCCTCCGTCTCGATTCGGCTTATGATGCAGACTGGAATAATGACCTGCTGTACGAGGCATATGATGCCGTAGACGGTGGAGGCACTGCGTATAGCATTAAGCCGTTTTTGGGGACAGCTATCGGCAATGAGCAGTGGTTTGGGATAGAATTCCATCAAACCACAGGAACGGCAGGGAATGCCGATGCTGTCTCTGAAATGTGGTTGTACGATGCTGAAGGGAATGTTACAAAAATATTTACAAAAACAGACGGAGTTGTAGTTGAGGCAGGCCAGGACTACAATTATAATAAGTTTTTCTTTGGTGGCAACCATTCGTTTCTTATCAGAGAAATTTCGGAAGCCTTGGATATGGCCTACTATGTCGATGATTTTATTATTGATGGCAGTCGTATAGGGCCTACATATTTTGCCATGTTAGGGGTAAACGCAACACTCACAGGCACAGCCGTAACAGGCGGAGTAACTGAAACAGAGCTTGCCGGAGATGACCAGACAATAATCATCACGTTGGATGGCGACACCTTTATTGCGACGGCTTGTGCTGATAACGCAGCCACTACCGCATTACTGGCTGGTTTCAACGGCTCATTGTCTGGGGCAGGCAGTTGGGATGATGAAGCAAACTGGACGTACGCTGACTGCATCCGTAACAGTGATACGCAGATAACTCTAATTGTAAAAGTAGATGCTTATGACGTCTCAGCAGATGAGACGATAACAGCAACAATCCCGGCCTCAATCCTCACCGGATCTGCAGCCATCGTTGCGAGCCCGGTTATCACCATCACACACCTTGACCCGCCGGTTATCTCTGGCGTTACGCTTACCGGAGAACTATCCTGCCCCTCGGACCCAACAACCAAAGTGCTTGGCGCGACAACAGATGAGTCTGCCACCTGCAAAGGAAGCCTTACCGATGAAGCCTACGCCGATATGGATTTTACTTTCTCAGGTGGCGGGGGAACTACACACACCACAAGCCTCGTAAACCTGGATTGCAACGCGGCATACACTTATTACATCAGGTGTATTGATGGTTCTGGCAACGCAAACGCAACAAGCACGGAAGCGAGTTTCAGCATTGTGGCATCAACTGAGTCTGTTGGTTCGGTAAGGTCTAAAGAAGGCGCAGGTTCGGTAAGGTTTAAATAAGGTGACAGCAACAATAGCATTCGCATTTTTGCAACTGATTTTATTTTAATAATTTAATTAGAGGATAATAATTGTTAATATTGCCAATAGGTGATTGTCATATAGATGAACTTGATGATTTAAGTAGGTTTAAGTTGTTAAGTAAATTTATTATAGATAAAAAACCAGATGTTATTATTTTTATGGGTGATTTTTTAACAATGAGTTGTTTGTCATTTTTTGATAAAGATAAACGACAAAGAATGGAAGGTAAAAGATATAAAAAAGAAATAGATAAAGGGAACGAAGCTTTAGATATTATATTTTATGAACTTTTAGAATTACAAGAAAAGCAAAGATTGCAAAAATTAAAAATATATAGACCAAATGTTTATTATCTTAACGGTAATCATGGAAATCGTCTCAACAGATATTTAGAATATGATCCAACTTTTGAAGGTCTAGTAAGTATAGAAAAAGATCTAAAATTAAAAGAAAGGAATATAAAATTTATTCCTTACAGAGAATATTTAAATATAAATAAAATAAATTTTACACATATTCCATTTAATAAAACAAAAGAAGTTTGTGGGGTGAATATTACAAAAAAAGTTAGCCAATTAATGTTTACGAGTTGTGTCTTTGCTCATGTTCACAGTATGGAGTATGAAGGTTTTAAAAGGCATGGGCAAGATGATTTACAACAAATATTAAGTGTAGGTTGTTTTTTTGAAAAACATGAAGATTATGTACACGGCAGAATTACTGAATATTGGAAAGGCTTGGTTTTACTCGATTCATTTAAAGAAGGGAGATTTGACACCCAAACCTATTCATTGGAAAAATTAAAAAAGGAATATCATGATTAATCTTGTTCGTGCAGTACAAAACAATAAAAATCAGCTAATCCCAGAAAATTATGAATTTTGTCCAAGATATAATCATGATAAAACTAAATTGAAATGTATAGCGAACAAAGAATGTAAATGTATGGGGATTGATGACGGTTCTGTAATAAAAAAAATTGGCGATAATAAATTTCTTATCCAATGTAATTATTGGTGTGATTGAATGAGAAGAATTTATTATGATTAAAAAATGTGAATTTTGTTCTATAGAATTTGAAACTAGTATCAAAAGAAAAAAATATTGTTCTTCTATTTGTAAAAATAAAAAATCTATTAAAAATAATAGTGTTTGCCTTATTTGTGGATATTGCGGTATAGCCTATAAAGCAAGGAATTCTGAAATAAAAGATGGAAGGAAATATTGTTCTCATTATTGTTATGCCTTCGATAAAATATTTATAGAAAATAAAATTTGTGAATATTGTGGTAAGACGTATAAACCCAAAAGTAATAAATCTAATCAAAAGTATTGTTCTCGTATATGTTATGATAATAATAAAAAAGATGTCTCAACAATATTTTTAATTTGTGAATATTGTGGCAAAGAATATAAAATTTTTAATAAACGGATGCTGAATTTATACAGGCGTGGAAGTAAAAGAAAATATTGTTCTAAAAAATGTACAGATTGTGCTAGGGTTGGTAAGTATATTAAAGAAAATAGTCCACAATGGAAGGGCGGGTTAACATCTTTGCAAGATTTAATAAGGAAGTCTTCTGGTTATATTAAAAATAGAGAAAGGTGTTTTAAAAGAGATGAATATAAATCAATTATATTGAATAAAAATAATAGGAGCAAATTAATCCATCATCATTTAAAATCTTTGTCAACAATAATTAGAGAAAATAATATTAATAAAGACAATTGGATAAAATTTAAAAATATTTTATTTGATATTAATAATGTTGTGACATTAAACAATGATGAACATAAATTATTCCATAAAATATATGGTAAAATAACTACGCCGGAACAATTTTATAAATTTAAAAAAGATTTTTTAGAGGGATTATATAATGGAAAAGTTATTTAAAAATATTTTTCAAAAAGAAGTGAATGAGGTAGAAAAATCTGTAGTTGCTTATGCGAATAAATCAGATTCTATAGATAGAAGTGGAGATTTAATTGATGATAATGCTTGGGAATTAGAAAATTTTATAGAAAATCCTGTCATCCCCGCTTTCCATAAATATGATAGACCTCCTATTGGTAGGGCAGCTTGGACTAAAGTCTATCCTGGTCAGGGATTAAAATTCAAGGTTAAGTTTGCTGAAACTGAAGAAGGAGAAACTTTTTACAAGTTATACTCTAGCGGAGTTATGAATGCATTTTCTGTAGGCTTTATTCCTAAAGAAATTTTATATAAAGATGATATGAATGAAGTTGAAATAAAAAAATATACTAGAGGCGGCAAAATCCCTGATAGGGTTTTTAAAAAAGTTGAACTTTTGGAAATATCAGCTGTTGTAGTGCCGGACCATTACTCAGCATTAGTAGAAAGAGTGGCTAATGGAGAGATTACTACAAAATCTATTGTTGATTTTGTAAATGAAATTGACCAAGATAATGAGAAAGCAAAAATTGTTGGGTTTGTTGATTTAGAAAAGAAAAAAGAAGAAATAGTTAAAGAAATAAATATCCCTGATGAAGTTTTTGGATTATTGGCTGGTGATGACTTCATAAGTAAGGAAAAAGAAGATATCAAAAAAATGGGCAATTGGTATGTTGATATAGAATTTATTAGCAGTAAAGAAAATAATGAAGACGTAACTAAAGATTCCGATAAAGAAATAATTGAAAAAACTGTCGTTATTAATGAACCGGAAGGGGAGTTAATTTCCGATAATGTGGATATTGATGAAACTTTAATTGAGAAAGATCAGGAATTAGAGGATGTTAAAGAATCAGAATCAGAGATAGACATAGACATAATCATTGAAAAAGAATTGGATGATTTTAATAAAGAGAAACAGGAAGTAGAGATTAAAAAGGAAACAGATGTAATAGATGCAAGAATTAAATTTTTCAATTCTTTAAAAGTAAAAAATGTTGATTTAGAAAAAATAAAAAAAGAATATGTCAATGATTTTGATATTACTCAAGTAAGGACAGAACCGGCAGGATTTGAATATAAAATTTTTACGAAATATTTGGGGTGTAAAATAAAAGATATTTTCACTACAGATTTTTTTATCCCGAATGCTATGAAAGGCAATTTTCTTTCTGCATTTAAGAATGTTTTGTCTAAGCATGAACTCCTTGATCAAAGAAATTTTTATGGTAATGGATCTGAAATCCCATTGCAGCATTCTGTTGTGAAATTGAATTCAAAATTAGAAGAAGAGTTTTTAGTAACTGGAACTCAATTTTATAAATCAAATGATGGTGATAGGTTTGTTTTTCAAATTTATAAAAATTGGGGTGGTTTAAGTATTGATATTTTTACTTCTAATAAAAATATTGAATTAAATA